AGGAGCTTGTTGTAACTCAATTTCTGTCGGACTCTCCACTGGTCGAGTGTCATGCTTTTCATAACCTATAGTCTTTTTCTGTCACACTTTAGCGCGGAGTGTATGGGGGTTGACAGGTAGAGTCAATGCAATTAATGTTCTATTCAATGCCAATACAGGCAGAAATAAGACAACAAGGAGGCAACATGAAGTCATACGATCAGAATGACTTACCGCTGCCCGAGTGGGCGGAGCGTCATCACTACCGATGGCACTCAAACCCTCGGAGCAGAACACGCAGCAAAACGCTGTTTGATAAATGCATTATCAGACCCAAACTCAAGCAGTGTTGGGAGATAGTGAAATCCGATTGGGCAACCCAGGATGACATCGATGAAGCCTGGTCGGTCATTCGCAAGCTAGAGTCTGATTACAACCAATCAGCTAACAGCAACATGGTTTGCGGCAGGCTAGCGCAGACCGCAGCAGATAAGGTGCTGTTTGCCGGTGGCGATGTTAACGAGGCCATCGATTGGGCGCTTGAGGAGTTTAGCAAGTACGTACCACGCACCTGGGACAACGGCACCGATGAGATGAAGGCAGACCAATACCAGGTAGAACTGCCAAACGTCATCAGTAACGCTGTCGAGGGATTGCGTGAGGCCATGGTCAAAGACCCTAATCGAGTCGATGAGCGCAAACTTATGGGCTTCATTGGCGACAACAAGATCCCGTATATGACCCTTCCTGACTACTGTTGGCGCGGCGATCTCAAGACCAAATGGTCTAAGGTCAGCAAGACCACCAAGACCGGATGGGCGCAGAACTCATTACCCAGCAAGCTATCGGGTATGTGGGAGCAGGCTAACGTGAGCCAGGTAGCAGGCTTCAGAGCTCTCAATGGGGGCATGCCATGCTGGTTACTGTACGTGAACAAATCTGACTACCGACTGTTTACCCAGTACAACTGCGACGAACTCACACCCGATTACCTAGACGATGTGATCAGAGAGACCGAGCGGCAGAACTCAGTGACCGAGAAGATGCTAACCCTAGCAGACAGCACCTCGGATCTGCTTGACCTGGTCAGCCCCGAGTGGGATGACTTGTGCTGGCAAGAACCCCCAGGCTACTTAGAGGAGGCCAGAAGAATATGGAAATGAGTGAACAGGTTAATCACCTGGCTAAAGCGCTATGCAAGGCGCAGGGTGAAATGGGTGGCGCAGTCAAGGACTCCAGCAATCCATTCTTTAAATCGAGCTATGCGGATCTAAGCTCTGTCATCAAGGCCATCAAAGACTCATTCGCTGCCAATGGTCTCAGCTACACGCAGTTTCCTGTACGTGAGGAGAACTCTGCCGGCGTAGAAACCATACTGATGCACGAGTCTGGTCAGTGGATTAAGTCAAGCTACACGCTGCCGCTGTCAAAGTTTGATGCACAGTCAGCAGGCTCATGCTTAACGTACGCAAGACGGTACGCTTTGCAGGCCATTGCAGGCATACCAGCAGTCGATGACGATGGTAACGATGCAACAGCAGCAGCACCGCCTGCTTACACTCCAGCGTCAAAGCCAGCTCAACCAAAGAAGGTAGCACCGGCACAGCAGGCAAAGCCCGCTAACTTGACACAGCAGGCTGATAGCAAGTCAGTGACTATCAATGGTAAGAAGTATCACCCGATGGATACCTGCAACGAGATCAATGCTTGCGCTACCGACATGGAGCTTGAGGGCTGGATTGCCAATAACCGCGATGCATTGAACCAAGTAGCCGATAAGAATCCAGAGCTTAACGGCATCATCAAGAGCGCTGTACAGCAGCGCAAACAACAACTCGCAGACGACATACCTTTCTAGGAGGCAATATGAGCAACAAACCGCACATGGGTAATTCTAAGATTACCTTTAAGAACAACATTAGCGCCACGGCAAACAATATCCCCGTGGAATATCAGGCATCCGCCTGGATCACCTTCAACAACGGATGGGATGATGCAGCCAACAGGCCATACCCACTGACACCCCAGCAAGAGGCCGCTGTGCAGCAGCTCTATCAGCAGCTAGTCCAATCAGGCGCTCAGATGCAGCTGACCATCAAGCAAAAGGTCGGCCAGGACAGCCGAGCATGGCCTGTCGCTGGGCGCATGAATCTGTTTGTTAACAAGCCCGATGGGGGGCAGCAGCAGCAGGCACCCCAACAGGCGTCAACAGGAGGGCATGATGCATGGTGAACTCCTTACAATCAGTGACTTGGCGACTTATCTTTTTGGCGAAAGGTCTGAAAGAAACTATAAAAGGGCTTTACGAATGGTGCAGTCAGGCCATATCCCGCATATCAGGACGGGAGGCAGGATCTACGTCTCCCGAAGCCAGCTCGAGAGCCTTCTTAGAACTGAGCCTGCATCAGATGGGGACTAGCTTTACCACAGCTAGAGAGGGTGATTGGTGGATTCTCGAAGCAGATGGTCCTATACGCAAGTTGATCATTATGTCTACCGATCACCGTATGGCACTGTGCAAGCTAGTCGATGACATGGAAGCCCAAGCAAGGGAGTATGCTGAAAGTCAGTACATCCCCGAGTGGTGGGATACCGAAATCGAGGACTATCGGCATTGAGTCCACGCCGTAAGGTTCCCGACGGTAGTGATGTCTGGCAGCGGATTGTCGAGTCCAAAATCTGGACACTTAATCGGCTAACGGATGCCGACCTGGTAGCAGCGTTGCGCTTGCCAGCTAAAGAGATCACTCGCGGCCTAGATTGGGCATACGAGCAAGACTTGATTGGCTACACGCGCAATAGGGATGGCGATGTCATGTGGCATCGTCGCTTACCCAGAAAGGCAATGCTCCGTCGGGACTTATTCGGCAAAGAGGATTATTGCTTAGATTGTGATGGCATCGGATACCACAAGGAGGGATGCGTTCATGCCACGTAGTTTTAGAACCCGAAAGAATGGTCGCTTTGACGGCCTTGCAGTAAGAAGCTACACCGATATCGCCGAAGAACTCGGCATCACAAAGGATCAAGTCTATTGGGCAGAGAAGACCGCGCTCAAGAAGCTTGAAAAACAACTAGGACATTGGGGCGAGGTGCTTAAATATGTTGAACAACCTGAACGATTTGGACATGGTGAAGGACGCTATAAGATCGCGGAAGATTGGGATCAGAGGTGACTGTCCGACCTGCAAAGATGTTGCCGGAATCAATGAGGAGCTTATTCTATTGCTCGAGCAGATAGCTAACAGGCAGCACATCGGTGATGCGTCTGACCTAGCTAAACGAGCGCTAGATATCCTACTTACTTACCCTTAGGTTTTTTCTTTTTGCCTTTGCCGTACATTATGCTTTCGCCTTGTTGCGTTTGCTGATTGCGGCAGCTTTTCTTTTAGCATCCGCTTTTGAACTGGCACCCCATGCTCTCAATGCTAGCAGCAGTCGTGTGGGTCTGCCCTTACTATCACGCTCAGGACCAGGCATACCACCCATGCGAGCCAGAAAGCTAGCGCGTCGAGGGTTATCACCTGATTTTACGGGTCGCTTGAGATTCATGCCTTGACGCCTAGCTGACCGTCGGCCAGCTTCATTCAAGCCGCCTTTAGGGTTCTTGCCTTCCTTGCGCTGCCATGCGGGGGTTTTAGCCACGTCTTACCTTTCCGCTGGTTGCTGCTTTTTCAGAGCCTTTTGGTCCTGCAATCTTGGTAAGGGTGCCATAGACATAGGCATCTCTCTTCTTGCCCTTGAGACCCATCTTTTTAGCCCTAGCCATCAGGCTACGTTCAAGCTGTTCTGGCATATTTCTCTCGCTTCCAGGTTAGATACTCTGCTGCTTCCTCAAGGTCAGCAAAGCAAGTCAATAACGAGGCCGGCGTCTTGGCTTGAGGATCGATGACAACGCCAATCGCATGGCCGTATTGTTGTTCATCATATCCCTTAGTCAGCGCGTAATCATCAAAAAATTTGTAGCCTCGTGCCCTAGCCAACCAGGGGCAGGTATCGATCTCAGGTAGCTCAACCTGGGCAAGCGCCCAGTTATGCCGATGCCCAGCAATGTAGAGATGAGCCGTCGATAAGAACTTGGCTGCCTTCATCTGCGCGTGCAGCGGGTTCCATTGCGAATGGCCTGGCATGTCGTGAGCCATGTGAATACGGCACTCTTTACCGTTGCTGAACTGTAGCTGCACCCTAGCAGACCACTTCTCGTAAAGATGATGCGGTGCCTTCATCCATTGCACTGGGTCGCCAGAGCCAGACCACATATCATGGTTACCGGCAATCAGTAACAGCGGGTCCATCTCCTCGATGAGCCATTCAACTAACTGCCATCCTTGTGCGGCTGTTGTTTCTTGCTCCGCATAAAGCCTAGAAAGTCTTCCAACCCAGTTATTGATTTCGTCCCCGAGCGAGCAGCCTCGCATGCCGCGAGTATTCTTAATGATGTCAAGATGATGGCGTAAGGTAGCCCAATCGCAACCAGAGTCATCAATATGAGGGTCACCCAGAAAAGCAAGCCCAATAGGTTTGTCAGTGTCAACCTTAACATTGATCCATCTCCTGGCTTCTTTAGCTCGTTTGCGACGTTCAAACCCTCGGGTCATCCGGTCTATCAGCTCTTCGGTGGGTACTTCTTCGGTGGGTAGGTCAGGAATCTCGTAGGTATCCTCAGTGTCCTGAGCATCTCTTGCCTCTTCGAATTTCCTGACTCTTTTGGAGACGGTGTTTTTGTCAATGCCCAGCTCTTCAGCTGCTTTGCGAAAACTTCCTGCTGCCTTGTAAACTTCGTAGGCTTCTATTAACTCTTCTTCACTGTATTGCGGTGCCATAGTATCACCTTAGTCTTGCCACGCCCCTGTTCTGAGCTGCTCTACCAACTCCAGCCCACGTAATCCAACTTGGCTAAACCACTTGCTATCCATTAACTCGTCAGCCGCACGATCCCAGTTGCCCTTCTCTGTGGCATCTAGCATGTTCTCAAACAGCGATAGCCTGGGCCATCCCAGGTTAAAGCATAGATTGACCATGACCGCTTTGCGAGCTTCGCACAGCTCATTCCACCAAGGAGCGTTTCTGTTTAGCTCGTCAACCACCACCTCGATGTCATTCTCTAGCAACATCTCTACTTCGATAGTGGATAGTCCTCGACCATGAGTGAGCAACCGACCCACGCCAATCGTAGGGTGGCCTTGGAGTCTGTAACCTTGCGTGACTTCCCTGCCGTTAGCGTCATCATAAACATACAGGCGCAAGCCCTCATGCCGCTTTAGCTGCTCGATGAGTTTTTGGATATTCATGATTTTTTGTTCTTGCTCAGCAGGTCTTTATCAGCCTTTCGAGCGCCCCCTTTACCACTTACAAAGGATTTTACACGACCCATAGCCCACTGGTGTGCCGAAACTTTAGGCCGGCTGCCGCTGGAGTAGTAAGCCCCGAGGCCGCGCTTGTAAACTTTCTTTAGAATGCTGGGGCTGAAGCCCCCAGTGCTAGTGCCTTTGAACTCAGCCACGACTACGCTCCCGTGATATTCGATCCATTTCTGCTTTAGTCAGTAAGCCTTTGCGATAACGCTCTGCGGTGCGCTTGATCTCTTTACGTCTTGCTTCGGGATCTTTAGCGCCTTTGGTGTACTTGACCGGCACGCCGTCTTTCTTGGCTACCGGCTTAAACTTACGCATCGTGCTCTGTCTCATCGAGTGACGCCTTTCATTTTTTCATAGGTGCGAAGACCCGCCATGCCCAACATTGCGAAGGTCATCTCAAGCAGGATATCAGTATTTATCTGTGGTAGTACAGGCCAGCCTAGAATGCCGCCTAGCCAAGATAAAATAGGATAACCCAGAAAGGTATAACAAAAGCCAGCAGCACATGACCAACCGATAGCAGGACGCCATCCGGCAACCCAGACGCTACGGTGTTGTGCTTCTGTTTTATTGGTTTCGATTTGCGCCAAGTTTGCCTGAGTAGCGGCATCGACCAGGCGCGCGTTGATTTGATCTCTAGCTTTCTGTGCAGCATCTCTATCCGGTATATAGTCATCGAGGATTTTAAGTGCATCAGGTAGCAGTGCCGCTAAAAGCTGGATCATAGCTATACCTTGAGGTAGTAAGTCACTAACCCAATCATCGACGATATAAGAATCCAGACAAAGCGCTCGGCTACTCTGACGCTTTGCGCATTATATCCGACAATAGATTTCAGTTGATCGATGTCCGACTCTTGTTCGTCAAGACGGTACTCAAGACGATCAGTCCGCGCCTGGCTGGCAACGATCTTTTCATCCACTCGAGCGATCATGGTCATGGCTTCAGCTAGTTTATCTAGCTTGCCTTCGATCCTGTTAAGTCGTACCGCTTGATCGTCCATATCATCGAATCGGAGTAGTAGTGCCATCTT